CGAAGCTATAGGAACATTGGGTTTACCGCCCGATGTTTTTTGGTTAATGACATGGGGTGATTTTGTAAGATCACTAGAGGCTTGGGTTCATAATCAAAACCAATATTGGGATAGAACTAGATACCAATCTACAATGACTGCTAATTGCGCTATGGGCAGAAAAAAAACAATTAAACCAAAGGATTTGTTTGTATTACCTCACGACAATTTAGGTAAATCAAAAGTAGAATTACCTTCAAAGGAAGAAATTCAAAACATCATAAATAAGCCAACTAAATTACCTATTTAATATTAGTTAAATTTGTGTTATGGCATTAGGAGACAATAAATTATCAGTTTTCGTTTCACTTAGAGCGGAACAATTTCAAAAAGGTTTAAATAAAGTACAATCGGGTTTTAAAAACTTAAATAGAACTATTGGTGCTTTTTCAACTGCTTTTGTTGGTCAACAAATATTTCAGCTAGGTAAGCAATTTGCAGATGCTGCTGGTGAGATGGAAACGGTTGAGCGTAGTTTTGCTCGTTCTTTTGCTGGAATAGCTAATTCTGCTGAAAATGAATTAAAAAAATTATCAAGTACACTTGGAAGAAATGAAACTGCATTAAAAAAAGGAGCAATATCTTTTAATGCCTTTTTTAGTGGTTTAGGATTTGTAAGTAAGGAGGCATCAAATATGTCTGTAAAGATGCAAAGATTGTCTTTAGATTTAGCGTCATTTTTTGGTATAGCAGACTCAAATGCCCAAAAAAGATTTCTTGCTGCTTTAGCTGGGTCACCCGAAGTTTTAGATCAATTTGGTATTAACCTAAAACAATCTGCATTACAATTAGAGTTGTATAGAATGGGTTTAAAATCTACCGTGCAAAACACTAGTGAGGTAATAAAAACTCAAGGTAGGCTTAATATTATAATGAGAGCTATGACTGATTCGGGCATTATGGGTGATGCTAAAAGAGGTTTAGCAACATATCAAGGACAATTAGTACAATTTAATTCCGCTTGGAAAACTTTTTCTGAAGATATAGGAAAGCTAGTTATACCATCAATTATTAAAGTAACTAGAAAACTAACAGATTTATTTAATATCATAAAAGCTGGAGTATCTATAATTAGTCAAGGAGGTATAGCTAAATCATTAAATAAACAATTAGAACTTGAATTATTTGCTCTTGAAAGTAAAGATATAGAACTAGAAAAAGAAGCATTAATTACCGTCAAAAAAAGTAAACTTAAAGAACAAGATGAAGTTGGTTTGGTTTCCGCAATGGAATTTGAGGAACAACAAAGAAAAAGAATTTTAAGTGATGAGGATTTATCAAGATTAGCAGCATATAATGTATTGATGAAAAAGCTTGATCTTCAAATGGAGGGTCTTAATAATAAAAGTTCAGAATTTGCTGAACTTACTAAAAAAAGTAATGCACTTGGTGTTCTAAGGGAAGCTATAACTAAAAAGATTACTGATCAGATAAAAAAAGAAGAATTAATAAGAAATGAGTTTATAATTCAACAAAATAAAAAAGCAGAAGGATTAAAACTTGCTAAAGATGAAGAAAAAGAATATCTAGATATACAAAAATTAACTATACCCGAAATTGAGGAAGAATTAAAATTACAAAAAGATTTATTAAAAATAGCTAAAGAAATAAATGGTTTAACGGGTACTAATCAAGGTGAGGTAAAAGCACTAGAAGAACGAATTAAAATTCTTGATAATTTAACTAAAAGAGTTAAAGAAGTACCTCAAGCATCAATGAAAGGATCGGTTGGTATAGGTGGTAGAGAAGTTGATTTAAAAACGGGTTATGTTATTTCTGATACAGAATCAAAAGACAATATGGGTGTTCTTCTTGGTTTAGGTAACACTAAACAACAAGAAAATGCATTTAATCAAATAATGGCTAGGCAATCAAAAAGGATTGAGGCAATTGCTAAAGGATCGGCAGAAGGTTTGAGTAAAGCAGTTCCAGCTATAGAGGCTGGGGGTTTGCAATTACTTGAAATACTAAGACCTATAGCAGATGCTATGACTCAGATATTTGTGCAAATGTTAACACCTCCCGATACAACAATTAGCGAACAAGAACAAAGAGAGAAAACATTAGCAGCATTTGGGGGTATAATGGTTGGTTTAGGACAAGCGTTATTTAGTTTAGGTATGGGTTCTTTATTGGTGTCTATGGGCTTAAAAGATTTAGGTAAAAATCCAGCATTAGCAGTTGCAATGATGGGTATGGGTGCTGGACTGATTTCTATTGGTAAAGGTAAATTACAAAAAGCAAGAGAAATGGGTGCATCAAGAACTGCTGGTGGTGGGGCAAATAGTGGTAGTGGATCGGGTAACTTTACGGGTATGATGGAGGCAATACAAGGAGAACAAGTATTTAGATTAGCTGGTAATGATTTGGTTACTGCACTTAACAGAACAAATAATTTTCAAGGAGCAATAGGAGGATAAAATATGAGTTTTTATAGTTTAAAGTATAGGTTAGAATTTGATGATGTCATTGAAGGTGAGTTTAATGATTATAAACTTGAAATTCAAAAGAAATACGATGATGGTGTAACACCCGATAGTATTGTTGAATTAACGGGTACAAATAGTCCCGTAGTTTTAAATTACAACTTAACTAAAGACAATATATTTGCTCCAATAAGATCAAGTTATCTTGATATAAGCATATATCATATGGATGGTATGACTTATAATCAATTTTGGGATTTATATATAACTCAAGATGATGGTTTTAAAGTTAAGTTATACAAAGGTACTGACTTGTTTTGGGACGGTTGGTTGGGTTCTAGTTTAGTAGCAGAAGAGCAAATATCATCTCCGTATAGAGTAAAATTAAGAGCATATGATGGATTACATCTATTAAAAAAAACACCTTATTTTGATACAACAGAAGTGTTTCAAGCAACTGCAAATCAATTTAATGATAGATATGGTTATCACGAAGTTAAAGACATAATAACAAAATGTCTATTTAACACGGGATTGATTGAAAATCCAACTAATCAGATTATATCTGTAATAAAAATAAAAAATGACGATTCTTCGGGTACAACTCTTGCTAATGATTATTTTTTAGAAGACACTAAAATGCATCACACAACTTTTTTAAATGGTGAGTCTGATGGTATGACTTGTTTTCAAGTTTTAGAGATGACATTAGATTCTTTAGGAGCAACTATATATCAAAGAGATGGTAATTGGTGTATTGTAAGAATATCAGATATAACTCAATTTAGCGAGAATAGTTCTCCCACTTGTAGAAGAGATTGGTTTTGGGAAAATTCTGCCAATCCCGTAACTATAAATAAAACAACAAGTTCTACTAATTATAGTCAAGCATCAACATATTATACGGAGGATACACAATTCTTTCAAATAGATGGTGCTAGTACAATGACTTTTCAATACCCAATGAAACAAGTTGTTATTAAACAAGAGAATGACCATAATTTCATAACAAGTAATCAACTAGATTCTGTAAATGATCTTGGAGCAAGTGACCCAAGTGGTACATTGTTATTTGATGAATGGCAACCATTATTTGGCAATAGTGGACTTGGTATACAAGAAGCGGTTGTTTTAAGGGATAATAAGTATTATAATGGTAACCCTAATACTCCATCAAATATTGATAGAAATCTAGGTAAAGCATTGATTGAAGCAGATGCTGGTACTGATGGGGTTACGTGGGCAAACCAACAACCAAATTTAAAGTATCCCGTATCTCACAAGACAATCAAAAAACAATATGATTGGAATGAGTTTGTGGAGAATGATGCTCAAGGTAATCCTAAATATAATTGGTACACATCGGGTCATGTTTTTTCATTAAAATTTAGACCATTAAAACAAAATTCTTTAGCTACAGATAATTATATTAGAGTACCTTTTACGCTAAGAATGAAAGCAGATAATACGGGAGGTCTTGGTGCTTATGATTTAGCAATAGCAAATGTTAGTACAATATCTGAGAATAGTGCTTTTTTTACATCGGGTTTTAATGATAGTAGTAGTGTAATTAGAATTCCTCCATTCGTTCAACAAACAAGAAAAATAAATGAATGGCAAACCGTTAAACTACACATCGAATATCACGCTATAGAACTTGATGCTAGTGCTTTAGTTGGAATAACTGAATCTTGTGAACTTGAATCAAGAATTTATGGTGGATTTTTGTGGGTAGATGGAACGTCTGATCAAGATGATACTTTTACTAATAGATACGATGTTACTTATACTGATATAAAAGCATCTCCAACGGTAACTAAATGGAAAATAGAGCCAAAAAATCAAGAATATATTGTAGAGCAATCATCTAACTATTCTAGAGTAGAATCATATGATGTAAAACTAGGAAGTAACATATGCACAACGGGTAAAAATTGTTTTATTGGTTTTCAACATGGGACAAATAATGCTTTGTTGAGTTTTGATAATTGGCAAATAGTTTTTAAAGGAAGTAATACCATACAACATATAGTTGCATTAGGGCATATGCTTTTATATAGAATACCTATAAGAAGGATGGATGGCACACATTACGGTAATTATAAATACGGAAATAAAATGGTTTATGATAGTGGTGTAAATGGCAGTTCGGGTAAGTTTTTTCCTATGGGAGTTAAGATGGATTTACGTAACGCTAGGACAACTTTTAGTGGTGATGATTTAATGAATAATTATGGATATAGTCTTAGTGATATTTCTAGAAAAATAAAATGGATGGGAGAAAATGACATTTCTGAAACCATAGATTATTAATAATTATTTGGAATTTTAGAGAGTCTTTATTAGACTTGTAGCTGAAATATTTTTCACATAAAACAAATGCGTATGAATAAATCAGTAAATGAAAAGCTATTTGCTCTTCAAAATGAGATAGGTGCTATTAGTAAAGATGCTAAAAACCCTTTCTACAAGAGTAAATACTTTGATATAAATTCTTTAATAAACCAACTACAACCTTTACTCCAAAAACATAAACTACTACTATTACAACCAATTGAGGAATCATTG